TTCCCGCAGACCTTAATATAGCAAAGAGCAATTCTTATGGTTAAGCAACTCTCAGAAACAGAAGCCAAGCAGATTCTTGGGGTTGCTGGCGAGAATACTCGGAATGGTCAAATCCGCTCAGATGAATTTCTGCCGGAATTGCGTGGTAAACGCGCGATTAAAAAATTTAAAGAGATGCGCGAGAATGATTCCACTATAGGCGCTGTTATGTATGCTGTTGAGCAAATCCTTCGTGATGTAGATATGAAGGTTAAGCCTGCTGATGAGTCTGAGGCTGCAAAGCGTGAAGCTGAGTTCGTAGAGAGTGTCTTGGGCGACATGGAGCATACTCTTGATGACCACATCTCTGAGGCTCTGTCGTTTCTCTCCTACGGGTTTAGCTGGTTTGAGGTGGTCTACAAGCGCCGTGAAGGCATGGACACCCAGAACCCTAAGAAACGCTCTAAGTTCTCTGATGGCCGTATTGGTGTTCGTAAGATTGCCTCTCGTGCTCCTTGGACTGTCTCTCGCTTTGAGGTAGACCAGAAGACTGGTGAAATCCTCGGTATGCATCAAGAGGGTTCCTACGGCAACCAGAAGCATTATATTCCCAGCCGTAAGAGCCTGTATTATCGCACTACTAGCATCAATAATGATCCTGCTGGTCGGCCTATTATTCGTAATGCTTACACTTCCTATGAGTTTCTGAATAACCTCCAGTCCATTGAGGCTATTGCTGTTGAGCGTGAGCTTGCTGGTATTCCTGTGGCTCGTATCCCTGCTGAGTATCTTTCTGCTGATGCTACCACTGCACAGAGAGGCTTTGTAGCTGAACTCCAAGGCATTCTCCGTGATGTCAAGTTCAACGAGCAGGGTTACATCATTGTCCCTTCAGACACCTACCCCGGTAAGGAGGGAGAGCCTACGAACATCCGTATGGTTGATGTAGAACTGATGTCCTCTCAAGGCAATCGTAATATCGACATTGACCCTATTGTCCGTCGCTACCAGCATGACATTGCCCGTAGTGTTCTGAGTGAGTTCCTTATGCTTGGCTCTCAGGGTGGTTCTTATGCTCTCTCCAAGAGTAAGACTGACCTGTTTCTCCGTGCTCTTGAGGCATATATCCAGACGATTGTAGATGTGCTGAACAAGCAGCTTGTGGAGAGACTCTGGGACTTGAACGGTCTGGACTACGGGTTGATGCCTACCATTGTTGCAGGTGATGTGGCGCCTCATGACCTCCGTGAGATTGCTGGCTTCCTTAGGAATGTTAATGGCGCTAATATTGACGTTAGCAACCACCCAGAGCTTGTCGCTGACCTCATGGAGATTGCTGAATTGGAGTTCAACGCTGATGACTACAAAAAGAACCTGCGGCAAGTGCAATCAGACGAAGGCTCTGACGGAGTTTAAGAAATCGAAGTCTTGTTCCTTGGGTCGGTCTTTTACCTGCATTGAGTGTACCAAAGCCTACAACATCGCTTATCGGGAGAAGAACCGGGAAAGATTACTTCAAGCAGACCGGAAGCGTTATGCGGAGAATGCTGAAGAAATGAAAGCAAAATCTGCGGAGCATAAGGCTAAAAATAAAGACTACTATCTTATTTACAACCGTCATTACTATCGCCTGAACAAGTATAAATTTCTAGCTTACAACTCAAAACGTCGCAAGGTGATTGAAAAATCTACACCCGATTGGTTGTCACAAGAACACAAGGATCAGATCGCGGATCAGTATTGGTTGGCACAAGATTTGGCTGCTGTTTCTGGCGAGACTTACCACGTAGATCACATTGTTCCGCTTCAAGGTAAGGATGTTTGTGGGCTGCACGTCCCTTGGAACTTACAGATTCTCCCAGCGGACCTTAACTTGCAAAAAGGAAACCGCCATGAATCTTACTAAGTCAATTGCTAACATTGATGTCAGTAACCATCCTGAGACTGTCCGTGATCTTATGGATATTGCTGAACTTGAGTACGATCCCGACATTAACACAACCCCTTCTGTAGAGGAAACAGAATAATGTCAAGCTGGTCGCGCCTTCTGTTCGAGAAAGAGAACCCCACTACCACAACCGAAACAAACACTGCCCCGGCTTTAGCTTCTACAGCAGCCACAGTGAACGATGGACCTACTCAGGTATTCTCAGTGGTCAACCCTTCAAACTCGCAGTCTATTAACCTGTATGACAACGATACGATTACCTTTGTGGTTCTTCCGAATACTGCCCTGACCTTCAACTTCCCGATCACGTTCAACAACTCTCTGAAGGTTAAAAACACAGGCATCTCTACTGTGGATTACTCTATTCAATATACGGATTTCTAATGTCAATCTCTACTGGTGATAAAGTCTCTTGGAACTCTAGTGGTGGCACTGCTCGTGGCATTGTCCGTCAGATTATACGTGATGGTAACGTCCCTGATATTCCCGTGAAGGTGACTGGCTCCAAGGAAGAACCTGCTGCTCGTATTGAGATTGTAGACGATGAAGGTAAACCCACTGGCGAGATGGTTGGTCATAAGCTGTCTACCCTGAGCAAGTCTCAAGACGGGGTTGAAAAGGCTGAGTATGATGGCCGAGAGGTGGAACTCAACAAGCCTTTCCGTCTGCCTAGTGGTTCTAGCAAAAAGTTCGGGGTCTACGTCAAGGATGGCGACAAGACCAAGAAGGTTACTTTTGGTTCCCCTGATATGGAGATTAGACGTGATGACCCTGATGCACGTAGGAATTTTCGCGCTCGTCACAACTGCGACACTGCAACAGACAAAACGTCTGCCCGGTATTGGTCATGTAGACTCTGGCAGGAAGATACAACGGTAAGTGAAATGACCAAATCAGAATTCGAATCTTACGGCAAAGTCACCAAGATGGATGACGATCAGCGTATTGTCTATGGGTATGCTTCAGTCATCAGCAAAGACGGTGTTCCTATTGTAGATCGACAAGGTGATATTATCACTGCTGAAGAACTTGAGAAAGCTGCCTCTCAGTTTATGCTTGGTGAGCGCAACGGTAAAACGATGCATAAGGGTGAGCCTACAACAACCATCATCCACTCTTTCCCTATGACTAACGAGACGAAAAAAGCCTACGAGATTGAATCGCCTTACGAGGCTTGGCTGATTGCCGTTAAGGTCCATGACGACGAGACTTGGGCTAAGGTGAAAGAGGGCGAACTTAAAGATTTTTCTATTGGTGGAGCCGCGACTCGCCGTGAAGTATAAGACTTGCACCAAGTGTGGCAACGAAAAACTCCTTATAGACTTTTACGGCGACAAAAGAGCTAGGGATGGTAAACAGTCCTGCTGTAAAGTTTGTCATAAGGCAGGTAGGCAGACAGAAGAGGTAAAAGCTCGACGCAGAGCGACCTATGACCCCACAAAAAGAAAAGAAGCCTATCAAAAGAGAAAAGACCGCGCCTTAGCTAGAAACAGAGAATATTACCGAGAAAACAAAGAGCGAAAACTCTCTTACGGTAAGAAGCATTACCAGCAAAACAAGTCTAAATACGCTGAGTACACCAGAACACGACAAGCTAAGATTCTACAAAGGACGCCAGATTGGTTGTCGGAGGATCATAAAGCTGAGTTACAGGATTTCTACTGGTTAGCTAAAGACCTCACCGCAGTATCAGGTGAAACTTACCACGTAGATCATATCGTCCCGCTACAGGGCGACAACGTTTGCGGACTGCACGTTCCTTGGAACCTCCAGATACTACCCGCAGACATCAACTTAAGCAAAGGTAACAGATATGCCGACAATGCTTGAAAACCTAATGCTTGAAGAGGTGTCCCTTGTAGATAAGGGGGCTTCTATTGGTGCCCATGTCACCCTGTTCAAGCGAGATACCTCCGAAGGAGATAACATGAGTGAAGTTACTAAAATGTCTGACGACATGAAAGCAAAGCTGAAGCCTTATATGGACAAAGGTATGTCTGAGGAAGAAGCTATGAAGGCTTATGAGATGGACATGAAGAAAGCTGACGATGAGTCGGCTGACGAGATTGCTACTCTTAAGGCTGAAAACGAGCGTCTGCGTAAGGCTCTTATCGAAAACGAGTTTGTCATTAAGGCAGACACTATCGAAAAGAAAGCCCCTGAAGAGTTCATCGAATATGGCGGTGAGCAGATCAACAAGGCAGACGTTCCTGCACCTATCCTGAAAGCACTTGAAGAAGCAGAGATCGAAAAGGCTGATGCCGCTCTGACGAAACGTGCTGAAGCTGAACTCCCCCACTTCAAGACCGAGGTTGCTAAGAGCCTTCTGGTTGCTGTCGAGAAGATGGACGAAGTGGACATGCTGATGGAAGCCCTTCACGCTGCTGATAAGGCTTTTGCAGACAAGATGGAAGAGTTCGGTAAGTCGGATGTTGATGGTGAGTTCGCCACTGCAAACGACAAGATGGAATCTCTTGTTAAGGCTCATATGGAAGCCAACAACCTCAAAAAAT